TTACGCCCCGCAATTAAGTTAAAGGCCATGTTGACAACGGTATTTGCAGAAGCGGGGTTTACATTAAGTGGTTCGTTTTTGTCAAAGGCGGAAATGGACAAGGCGTTTATCCTCCCGATGCAAACGGCGGGGCCATTATACGACCCAGAATATACGCAAGTTGGAACTTTTAACGCAAGTGTAGGGGCATTCACTTACACCCAAACTACATTTGGAAGTTTGGCGTATACCAAAATTATATTCCCAACGGTAATTGCAAACCCATCGGGTAATTATAACGCAGCCACGGGAGTTTACACACCAAACAGATTTGGCAATTACTCATTCCAAGTTGGTGTTGATGTTGTGATTACGGGCGCGGGTAGTATAAACTTCGTGTGGATGGTAAACGGAAGGGTGAAAAAAGGACAATCGTTTAATGCAACAACGGGCGGTGCGGTTCCCGTGCGTTTCGATGCGGTATTATCACCACAAGACGAAGTGACATTTGGTTATCGCACCTATTCAGTCGTTACAAGCCCAGGCCTTATTTATATGTCTTGTTCCAACGCCCCACAAGGTATTAATGGAACAACCGTATCAATGGCGGATGCCATGCCACAAATGACAATTAGGGATTTTGTGAATGGCGTGTTACAAACTTTTAATTGCATATTATTCCCAACGAGTGCAACCACCTTTGAAATACATAATTTGCAAGATTGGTTCAATACGGGAACGACAAAGAATTGGTCACCATTCATCGACGTAAAGGATATTGAACACGACAAGTTGCCAATCCCAAGCATCGTTTCAATGACACACAAGGAATCGGAATGTTTGGCAAATGAATACTATCGAAACATTAACAGACGGGAATACGGGTCAATATCATTTGCACCCGAAATTGATTACCCCACAGATACTTTTGTGTTGGAAACCCCGTTTAATGTAATTTGCCCATCTGTTTTATACGAGGTAAATGCCAATGGTCAAAAGATAAGGGATACAGAATTGACCATCCCCCGATTTATGGATAAGGATGATAAACCAGTTCAACAAGATTTGACCTTGTTTTATTACGGCGGTAAATTTGCCGTTACGGATCAATATTATTTTAACGGAATTCAACAATCATTTTTCCCGTTAATGACATCGTATTCCGCTTATCCCACAGTTCAATCAAGTTATTCAATGGCGTTTGGTTTGGAGTATTCCATCAAAGGGGATGCACCCGTTAATTCAATTTATAATTTGTATTGGAAGGAATACCTATCCCGTATGTATTCAACGCAATCAAGGTTGGTTAAAATGACGGGAATCGTACCCGTGGGTGAATGGTTGAACTTCGCATTGAATGACACCATAGCCATAAGTGGTAATTACTACAAAGTGCAGTCGGTTAAGTACGATATGTTGACCGAGATTGCAAACCTTGAATTAATCACTTACCCAAATGTGGATATTATGTCCTTCACAACCACGGGGCAAAAACCAGTATTTACCGATGTGGTGGTCAATGTCAATGGCAAATCATATTTGAACGATTACGCAGTTGCAAAGGGTATCATGAACTCGTATCATTATGGATCACAAGATTATTTGAATAGCAACCAGGACACCACATTCAACCAAAATAGTGTCAGCGACATCGCCCAACAGATGGAAAGTTTACAAGCGATTGTACAATTTAACCAAATCACGATGTTTCGCAGTACATTGAGTGGGCCATTGGCAACGGATTCAACAATATGGTTAAACATTCCGATGGAAAGCCAAGTATCAATCGGGTATGTACAAAACATCACGGCAACCTTGGCACCATCAAAATACATTTGTACCGATGGCGGTCAATACAAGTTTACCGCGATGGTGGAGGTTGAACAATCGGGAAACAAGCATTCCACATTTGCAATTCTTGTTAATGGGATTCCAACAACGGGTTACGGAGGTATTGCATCGGATTATGGGGTGGTAAATTTTAGCACCATTTTAGACCTTTCACCAACGGATGAAGTAACATTAGCATGGAAACCAAAAACGGGTGGAAGCCACACAATTTATGTGACCAACGCAAACTTTTTAATACTTAAAAAATGATATTACTCATTATAAAATTAGCACAAGCCCAAGAATGGTATGGGGTATCGGAGACGGTGGAAATTGCCAAAGGTAAAAACCAATACAATCAAACATGGGGTCAAACAACCAAAAGCATTAAAAGGAGAATCAAATCATGGCGGAAGAAATAAATTATAAAGTCAATGTTGACACATCGGGGGTCAAAAAATCGGAAGGGGCGTTTGCGAGTTTTCAGAACAAAGCATCCAAAACCTTTGATGGCATTGGAAGTAAAATAAAAGATGTCGGGAACAAGTTTGGGGAACTACCAGGTTCGGTTGGTGTTGCATCGTCGGCATTAATGGGTTTAGGCCGTGCCATGATGGTATTGGTGGCAAATCCAATTGGTGCAGTTATCGCCGCATTGGTGGGCGTATTCGCAGCGTTAAAAGGGGCATTGACAAAGAGTGAGGATGGTATGGATGCCCTTGCCCGTATTTCATCTGTATTTGGGGCAATCTTAAATCCAATCATCCAAGCGGTATCCCAATTCGCCGCGTTGCTTGTCAATGGTTTGGCAACGGGATTGGAAATGGTGGCAGGGTTATTCGGAAGCGCAGCATCAGAAGGCGGAAAATTGGCGGATGTTCAAGACCAGTTGGAGGACCAAGAACTTGCATTGGCTCAACTTCGTGCAAAACAAAACAAGGAATTGGCACAAGCCCGTGAATTGTTGTCGGATTCCAACGCATCGTTGGCGGATAGACGAAAGGCATTAGAGCAAGTCCGAAAATCTGAAACCGAGTTAGCAACAAAGGAATTACAATTTGCCAAAAACAGATTGGCTGCAGCGCAGGAGGACCAACGATTAAATGGTCAAACCGAGGAAAGCAAAAAGGCAATCAGTGATGCCGTTGTTGCAACCCAAAATGCAGAAACGGAATTGGCAGCCAAACGGAGGTTGTTCAATCGTGAAGCCAAAAAACTTGACAAAGAAGAAGAAGAACGCAAAAAGGAAATGGCAAAAGCCGAGGAAGAACGGGCAAAGGAATTGGCAGCAAAACAAAAAGAATATGCAGAAGCCAGACGGAACGCATCCGACAAGATTCGGGAAGCCGACCGCAAAAATATAATTGATTCTATCAAAGACGAGGAAGCCAAAGCACGGAAACAAGCGGAGTTTGATTTGGATAATGCCAAGCGTGAAATCAATCGTGGCCAATATACGGCAAAGGAAAAAGCAAGGTTGATTGAAGAAGCGGAAGAAGCCAACCAAATTAAATTAACCCAAATTACCACAGATGCGGAAAAAAAACGACTTGATGAAAAGAAAAAAGCGGATGATGAGTTAAAAGCGTTTATGGAAAAGTCGGCCCAAGACGAAGCCAAATTTATTGACGAACAATATGCCAAAGAACAATTGCGCTTAACACAAACCATCACAAATGAAAAGGATTTACAAACCGCGTTAACTAATTTGGAATTAGACCGACTTACTAACCAAATTCAAGCAAGAAAAGATGCGGGTCAAGTAACCACAGATTTAGAATTATCATTGGCCAACAAGCGTATCGACATTGCCAAAAACGAAGCCGAACAAAAAAAGGATTTAGCCAAAAAAGAGTTAGAAGCAAAGTTAGCCATATTCGATGCCACATCAACCGCCTTATCATCCATCACACAATTGGTGGGTGAAAGCACCGCAATGGGCAAGTCGTTGGCAGTAGCCCAAGCCATCATTGATACATACACGGGTGCGACCAAGGCATTTGCCCAAGGTGGTGTATTGGGTTACATCGGTGCGGCGGGAGTTATTGCAGCGGGATTGGCAAATGTTCGGAAGATTGTATCGACCGAAATCCCAGGTCAAAGCGATTCGGGTTCAGCACCAAGCATGGGGCCAAGTGTTTCGATTATCGGTGGCACCGTTGATCCATCAGCACAAATGGCGGCGAGTTTGAATAAGAGTTTAGGCAAACCCGCAAAGGCGTATGTGGTTGGTAACGATATGAGTTCACAACAAGCGTTGGATAGGCGTATACAAACAAATGCAACATTCCCAGGATAATTAGTTTTATAGATAATATGAAAACATCATTTGATAAATTTATGGCATCAAGTGCCGTTAACGAAGTAGCGTTAAGCGAAATGAAAATTGAATTAGGCATTTTGCAAGATGCTTCTAAAGCACAGTTGGATGCGTTGAATGCAAAAAGTAAAATTGCAAAGTCATTGGACACATTACGCAATGAAGTTGCATTGGCAAAAAAATCTGCGGTTAATTCAATAACATTGTATGAGAAAGCAAAAAGAGATGCCAAGGCATTAGGAATGGATTCCTCACAAATTGATGTACCATTAAAAATGAGCAATGATTTGTTCAATTTAATGAATACAATTAGTCAAAAATTGCTTGGTTTAGGCAAGTAATGAGAATTGTTGAATTGATATTGGACGACCAACAATTAGCAAGTGGCATTGATGCGATAAGCATTGTGGAAGCCCCCGCCATTGAGTCCAATTTCATTGCATTGAAATCACACGAAATAAAGTTTGCCCAGGTGGATGCCGAAAAACGCATCTTGATGGGGCCAGTATTAATTCCCGACAAACCCATTTACCGCAAACAAATGATGAATGGGGAGATGCAAGAATTTTATGTTTACTTTTCAAAGAACACCGTGTCCCGTGCATCGCAAATGTTTTTGATGAAGGGTAACCAAGGCAAAGCCACATTGGAACACGACATGGCGTTGCAAGGTATTTGCATGGTGGAATCTTGGATTAAGGAGGACATGGAAAAAGACAAGTCGGCCATCTATGGTATGAACGATCCGATTGGCACTTGGATGGGGTCATTAAAGGTTACCAACGATGAGATTTGGAACGACTATGTTAAAACGGGTCGTGTTAAAGGATTCAGCATCGAAGGTTATTTTGCGGATAGGTCAATGCCATTGTCAAAGGTGGAAACCGATGATGAGAAATTAAACAAAATACTTAACATACTAAAAGAATATGAAACTTCAAGGAATTAAAATAGAATTAGGAATTATTGATGATATAAAATCAAAAACTGTAAAAGGAAATAATATCATTCGAGATTTAGAAGTAACGATTAGAGAAGTAGAAACAGAGATTGAAGTCATCAAAGGCCTTCAGTATACAATACAAGATTCATTAAAATTTGGGTCAGACTTATTTGGGGATGTTGTAAAATTTGAAACCCAAGCAAAGGAACTGGGAATTGCCCCACCAAAAGAAATTGAAGAGGGTAAAAAAGTTTATAGACAAATTAACGAAATCACAAAAAGGTTGGGCCAAATCGTAAAACAAGTTCGATAAGCAAAAACCTAACAATATAAACAATTAAAGTATTTTAGATATGAACGCAACCGAAACATTAAACCGCGTATTGGCAACTTTGGGATTAAAGCCCGAGGAAGCGATTGTGGTTGATTTGGCACAAGTTAAGACCGAGGATGGTCAAGCCACATTTGAATCAGACAATTTCGCCGTGGGTGAAGCGGTATTTATCGTTACTCCCGATGGTAACATCCCAACACCAGAAGGTGAATTTGCATTGGAAAACGGAAATGTAATGACCGTGGATGCAAATGGTACTATCGTAGAGATTGCAACCAAGGAGGAAGAAGCCCCCGAGGAAGAAGAAATCATCGAAGCCGAGGATATGCCGATGAAGGACGAAATCGCCGAGGCAATGCCAATGGCAAAGAAAGTAGTAAAAAGCAAAACAGAAATGGAAGAATCTTATTTCAGCAAACAGATGAGCGAATTGGAAGCCAAGTTTGAAGCCCGTTTGTCAGCATTGGAAGGCGAGAAAATCGCATTAAGTGCCGAGAACAAAGAATTGACAGAGAGATTGGCAACTGAACCCGCACCACACACATTGCACAACCCAGAATCAAATGGACAAGCAAAGAAATTGCAATTCCACATGGGCAATAAAAGAGCCGAATCAGTAAAAGACCGAGTATTTAATCAACTATTCAACTAACCACGAAAATGAACAATAAATTAAACAAAATCAATTTGAGTGGCCCAACAGTTTCCCCCAATACCTACGCGGGTCTTTGGAGTGGCAAGTATGTGGCCGCTGCCCTTTTGTCGGGTGAAACCTTGTCAAAAGAACTTATCACATTGCACCCCAATGTTGCATTCAAAGAAGTAATCCGTAATTGGCAGAACTCTGTATCAATTGATGCCGCTACTTGTGATTACACCGACAACTCATCAGTAACTTTGGGTGAATATGTGTTGACCACAGTTGAAAAGCAAGTAAACATGACTTTGTGTAAAAACAACTTGCGTACAACATGGGAAGCAGCCCAAGCGGGATTCAGTGCATTTGAAAAATTACCAGCAACATTTGAGGAATTTTTGTTAGCCCAAGTGGCCGCAGAAGTTGCCCAAGGCGTTGAATTAGGTATTTGGAAAACCAACACATTCTACACGGGTGGTATGGTTCAATACTTGATTGACAACTCGGCCATCATTAGTGCGGGTTCGGGTGCAACAAGTGGGTCAAATGTTGTTGCTCGTTTGCAATCAATGTTGGATGCATCACCATCAGCATTGTATGGCAAAGAAGGATACCAATTCTATGTTGGTCCTTTGACCATGAAGGCGTATCAAGCGGCGTTATCTGCGGGTAACTACAATTTCCAATTCTATGTTGGTGAGAAGCCAATGAACTTCCAAGGTATTCCCGTTACCATGTGTCCAGGTCTTAACGATTCGGATTGTGTGTTGGGTCTTAAAAGTGATTTGCACTTTGGAACTGGGTTGTTGAGTGATTACAACGAGGTGAAGGTAATTGACATGAGTGACATTGATGGTTCACAGAATGTTCGTACAATCATGCGTTTTACGGGTGGTATCATTGCTACTAACCCAACTCAACAAGTTGTATTAAACATAACCTAATAATATAGGATAGATATAAACTTGGGGTGGGCATAAACACCCACCCCTTTTTTTTAACCAAGATAATAGAAAAGATATGCCAAGTTGTGGAACATTATTAGGAAGATACGAACCGTGTAAGCAGTATGTCGGTGGAATTAAAGTTGCGTACTTTGTACCATTTGAATTTGCAAACCGCGTGACCAAGAACGGAAGTGGAGTTGTAACATTGATTGACAACGGAACAAATACAACGCCAATTGCAGCCCCATTTTGGGAATTGAAAGGTTTGTCAACTATGGAAACCACCATCACCGCATCACGCGACAATGGAACATCAATGTATGAAACCATCTTTACTTTGTCATTTAAGCCAAGTGGCCTTACCGCCACCACGGGAGATGTTGACATGGATGCGATTCAGACATTGGTAAAAGGTAGATGGCAAATTATTGTATGGGATAGAAACGACCAAATGTGGTTGTTGGGTGAAACTTTGGGTTGTGATGCCAATGGCGGATCATCATCATGGGGTGTACAGATGGG